CTTCCGGAAATAAGCGATCCACAGAAAAAAATTGCTTCTGTATCTTACTTCCGTAGAGCAACTTTGCAATCACTTTTGAGCCTTCAGGCGATTGATGACGATGGCAATGAAGCGCGTAAGGGTGCAGTTGAAAACAAGCCATTGATTAACAAAGAACGATTTCAAAAAGCATTATCAGCTATTGCAAAAGGTGAGGCATCAATCAATGACCTAAAAAACAATTTCACGCTTACTGCTGAACAACAGCATGACCTTAACATGATTGATGTATGACACCAAAGGTAGTATTATTCGATGCTGATTCGCTTATCTATCAAGCCATGTATAGAGTGGTAACATTCGGTGAATTACGCGAAATGATTCGTAAAGGTGATAGTAGGTTTTCAATTGAGTTGGAAATCCTGCAACGCGGTTATGATCGATTTGAAAAGATCGCCTTTGATATACTAAATGAGATTGAAGGCGAATACCAAACATCGGTTGTAAAGTACTTTTTCACCAAGTGTAAGCGTAACTTCCGGAAAGATGTTGATCCAACGTACAAAGCCAACCGTAAATCTAACCGATGGGTAAATGAATTGCGATCTTATCTATTGGATTATTTAGATGGTTCTTTTGCATCTGATGAATACGAGGCTGATGATCTTATCTATTTTAACACGCAATTGATGAACCAATACGATTACATTATATGCTCAATTGATAAAGACCTTAAACAAATACCCGGCATTCATTATGATTATTACCAAATGAAGGTAAAAGATGAAAACGGTGAGTATATGGTTGATCAATTCGGGCAATTCGTAAAGGTTCGTAAAGGATTTAGATATGTAACAGAATCAGAGGCTGAAATGATGCAATTCACAATGATGCTTACGGGCGATGTAAGCGATAATGTAAAAGGCGTACATGGTATAGGTCAAAAGAAAGCGGAAAAGCTGTTACAGGACAAAAATACGTTTGGAAAAGTACGCGCTGTATGTGAGGCTTACAAGAACGAATCCGACAATTGGAAGGAACGGATAAGAAACAACAAGAAATTAATGATTTTCCACTAAAAAAAAATGGCAAAAGTAACAATAGAATTCGACAGTATAGAAGACCAGCACGAATTAGATGTGTGCATAAATGGTGGTAAGTGGTACACATTAGCGTGGCAATTAGACCAATATTTGCGCGGAAGGCTGAAATATGAGCCAATGAGCGACAAAGAATATGAAATGTTGCAACAAACCCGTGATAAATTGCATGAGTTAAGAAGTGAAAATGGGCTTACGTTTGATTGATATACCCGATAAGGTGTTAATGTATAAAAACACGCATAATTTATACCTATAAGGGTGTAGCATTAAAAACAGAAAATAATTTAAGGCTAATCGCCGAAAAACCGATTTAGTAATCAAATAATAACAAAGTAAAATGGAACAATTAAAAGTAACAGGACAAGTGTTCAAAGTAAGCGAGAAGATCGTGAAATCAGAGAAATTCACATTTAGAAACCTATGGCTAACGCATGGCGATAAATACCCTCAGACAATTGAAATACAATTCGTTAATGACAAATGCGCATTATTGGATAGCGTAACACCTGGTGATAAAGTAACTATTGGCATCAACTTAGATGGTCGTATATGGAACGGTCAAGATGGGCAAAAGGTATTCAACACAATCAAAGGTTGGTCGATTGAAATGGCTGGACAAGTGAAGCAAGAAACAACCCAACCATATCAAGAACGCATGATGGAAAGCACATCACAAAAGATTGAACGATTAAGAAATTTAGAGCAATTAACGAAAGAAGGGGATGACCTTTTACCATTCTAAGCATGAAAGCAAATGATCTTATTAACATCAATAACAAAGTGCGCCAATTGATCAAAGCGCATTTACAAGCCAATAACATGACGTTAACGGCTTTCGCTAAGGCTACTAATATACATCAGGCTCAACTATGGGTGTACATGAATGAAAAGCAAAAGGGCTTACATACATCAACACTTGAAAAAATAGGTGATTATTTAGCGAAAAAAGTTTAAATTGCAATTATGATCATGCCGCCGACAAAAATGGAGATGCGTAACTTACTTGCTGATTTCGCGAGTGATGATATGTACGTTGTTTTCACGCATGATTATGAGGATTACATTTTAACCGGTTTCAAGATTACAGGGGAAGGTTTACGCCTTCCTTTGTTGTTAGATTACCTACGAACCAATAACATTCCAATACTATCTGTAAAGGCATCACCAGTGCCACATGAATGGTATGAAGATGAGTGGATTCTATGGTGGGATATTCTAATTATGAAATACGGTACGGAAAATTGAATTATATTTGTCAATAGTTTATGTTTAACGGTTAGGTTGGGGAGGCATTCGTATTCATTTCTCTATTCTATAAGCACCGCACAGTTAGCCTCCCCTTTTTTAACCAAAAACACGCATAATTATGAAAGAAAAATTGAAAATTGCATTTGGAATTACATTACTACCGTTATTCGCGGCAATGTACTACATGGATAAGATAATACTACTATTCTTGCCTCACTTACCACAGGAAAGCGTTCAAAAGTGGTTCGGATCGCAAAAAGAAATGGTTAGCAGTACAATAAGAGTTGTTGCCTTTTGGGGCGCAGTTGGTATTTACTATGTAATTACTTGGATCATTGGAGTTCTTTAGCACATACGATAAGATTGAGCGCGTTTATTCAACGAATTACGACAAATGTATCATTGGCTATTGTCAAAACACGCTAATACCTATCTATTCGGCTAATAAACTAATCAAAGTACTAAGAAAAGAGGAACACTTAGAACATTACGATGCGATTGATTTCATCACTAACCACATGAGGCATGATGACGCGATAATATGCATTGATTATGAATAAGTCAAGAACACGCATAACAGACAAATTACATAGGCAACAAAGACGTAAAAAACGCGCAACGTGCCAATTAAAGAAATGGATGTACGAAAACACTGCATTCGAAAGATTAAACCCACATGAGTAATGGCATACGATACAAAAGAACTATATCAAAAGGCGATACAAGCAATAAAAGAAAACAACCTTTTCTTCATTGAGGATGTGGTTGCACTTTTGCCATGTTCTAAACCAACATTTTACGATCATATACCAGTCAATTCTAACGAATTTAACGTATTAAAGGAGTTGATTGAAGAGAATCGAGTCAGTGTTAAGTTAAAGATGCGCAAGAAATGGCTTGAAAGCGATAACGCAACACTTCAAATGGGGCTTATGAAGTTGATCACAACGGATGAGGAGCGCAAACGCCTTGCAACTTCGTACATGGAGACTAAACAAAAGCACACAACGGTAGACCTATCCGAACTATCAACTGACGATATTGTTAACCTACTCAAAGATGATGAGCAATGAGCATAAGGAAGCGGCTAAGGAATTACTTCGGCAAGAACTCGCAAGAAGGAGTTTCTTTCATTTTTGTAGGTACTATGATTGCGATTTTGTACACGCGAGACCTTTTGTTAAAGACATTTGCGAGGCTTTTCAAGAGGTTGAGGATAAGAAAATAAAGAGTCTAAGCGTATCATTACCGCCGAGAGCGGGTAAATCTTATATCACATCACTATTTTGCGCGTGGACATTAGGCAAGAATCCCGATAAGTCAGTCATGCGCAACGCGTGTACGGCTACTCTATTTCTCAAATTTAGTTACGATGTACGCGCTATATTGAAGGATGAGCGATTTAAACGCGTATTCCCGGATGTAAGCCTATCAGATGATAAAGCAAATTTGCAAGGTTGGAACACCAATAAGAGTAAGCAAGTGGGTTACTTTGGTGCTGGTGTAGGCGGTACGATCATCGGATTCGGTGCGAGTAATGTTGCGATCACGGATGACCTTTATAGAGGTATAGAGGATGCGTTAAGCGACACGGTTAATGATAGGATTATCCAATGGAAAGAATCAACGCATGATTCACGTTTTGAAACAGGATGCGCACGTATTGATATAGGTACGCGTTGGTCGGTTAATGATGTGATTGGTCGAGGTATAAATGAAACCATATACGATAAGAGCATAATCGTACCGGCATTAGATGATAAAGGTAACTCATTCTGCGAGGCTGTAATGACCACTGAGGAATACAAGCAAGTACAAAAGCGCACTGCTAAGGAAATATGGTTAGCCGAATACCAACAGCAACCAATCGATATTGAAGGTCGATTATTTAGTGATTACAAGCGCATCAATCAAAAGGAATTTGACGAGTTTATAAGCACCAACCAAGTTGAAGGTACACTGGCATACATTGATGTGAGCGATACGGGAATGGATTACACTGCTATGGCTATCGCTGCAATAGTTAAGAACCAAACGTACATTGTAGATTATGTATTCAACCGTGATAATACCGATCTGACTATACCACAATGCGCCGCGTTACTAAACAAATGGAACGTATCATATTGTAGGGTTGAATCCAATAACATGGGTGCAATGTTTGCACGTAACTTACAGAATCTAACCAAAACAAAGATTCTCCAAGTAGCCAATACCACAAACAAGATCACACGTATCATAATGCAGTCGGCATTCATTAGCCAACGGATGCAATTTGTAGTAAAAGAAGAACAGCAATGCCTTACATTTATTGAAAATATGCTTTCATTTAGCAAGGAGGGCAAGAACAAACATGACGATGCGCCTGATTGTTTGGCAGGGTTAAGTTTATTTTTGCAATCTATGTTTAAAAATTTATCGTAACTTTGATTAAAATCTAATCATATGATCAGATGAATCTGAACTTCTGGGAGACTTTTTTCGGTATAGATCAAAACCGACAAGATAGGTACATCAACCAATGGAATAGAATATTCCCCGTAATGAATCAAATGTGGGGTGTTAAAAACGCCGTATGGATTGATACTAATAACGCGTGGCAGCACTACTTAGATATTCCTGAATTACGCGCTGTGATCGACAAACGCGCATCAATGATGGCTGCTAATAAACCAGTGTTATTGGATGCTGATGGTAACGTAGTGGAAAACCATTGGTTCGTTGATCTTGCCAAGCAGCCAAATCCAATTCAATCCTGGTCGGATGTTGTATATTCATTTAGCGTTAACGATGCGCTCTATTCTAACGCGTTTGGTTACTGTCCAAAGCGATCTTTTGACATTCGTAACTTACTTGTTCCATTACCATCTAACCGCATACAGTTAGATACATCAGGTAAAACGCTCAAACAAATGGATGAAGGCGGCATGATCAACCGTTATAAGTTCAGATATGATGACGATAAGTTGGAAATAATCGAGGTTGATGATATGATCTATCTAACAACGGCAGATGGGATGAACATCCTTAAACCAATTTCACGTATAGATTCATTAAAATATCCATTGTCAAACATCAAAGCATCGTATCATAAGCGTAATGTACTACTTGAAAACATAGGCGCAATCGGTATATTATCAGCGCAAAAAAGCGACATGGGTGGTGCTATTCCAATGACTCCTGAAGAAAAGACAGCCATTCAAAAGGATTGGTATAACCGATCTAAGGATGAATTATTGATCACCGAAAGCCAGGTTAATTGGACACCGATGAGTTATCCAACAAAGGACTTACTACTATTCGAGGAATTGAACGCTGATAAAATGGCGATTATTGACGCATACGGAATGAACGTAAACCTATTCTCAAATGAGAAAGGATCGACATTCAGCAACGTAAAAGATAGCGTTCGTATGGTTTATACGGATACAATTATCCCTGAAACTCAACAGATGTACGATACTATTGCGCATCAATTAGGCTTAAAAGAACAAGGTTATTCGATTAAAGCGGATTTCTCTCACTTGCCGGTACTTCAGGATGATGAACAAACCAAAGCAGCAGCGGACAAAACTAAGGCTGAAACGTACAACATACTTTTACGTGATGGCGTAATTACACAAGAACAATATGCAATGGATTTCGGCATTGAATTACAACAAGCATCACAGCAAGATGCAAAAGCGGCAGCACTTGCACAAGCACAAACAGAATTGAAGGGTACTGTTGGAGGTTTAGATGGTATTATTAACCTAAACAACGCTGTTACTGCTGGTTTAGATCGTAACACGGCGGTTAGTATTCTAATCAACTACTATGGCTATGATCCTGTAACAGCAAATGCGATGATAACAACAACACAAATTATTCCAAATGAAGGATTATAACCTATACAGAACGAAAGCGGCATCGGATATAAAGGATGTTGACAGCGCAAATAGACAAGTCGCTGTTTACTTATCTAAGTTCGATAACATAGATTCGGACAATGACATGATCAAACGCGGTGCATTCGCTAAATCTATTCAAGAAAGAGGTGTTGATTCGACATCTAACCGTAAAATCGCGTTCCTTAGACATCATGATTGGGAGCAACAGATCGGTAAATGGTTGAGCCTACAAGAGGATGATAAAGGACTGTTCGCAGTGGGTGAATTAGGTCGATCATCTAAGGGCGAGGATGCTTGGTTAGACTATGAGGATGGTATTATACGTGAGCATTCAATCGGATTCCAATACATGGGTGATAAGATCAAATGGATGGATGATTCATCAATGGAAAAAGGCGGTTATTGGATGGTTTCAGAGGTAAAATTGTACGAAGGTAGCGCTGTAACGTTTGGTGCTAACGAATTGACTGAGGTTGTAGACGTAATTAAGTCTGAAAATCGTGTTGAATATGCTGATAAGATCGCAAAAGAGGTTGAGGCATTGATCAAAGGACTAACAAATGGTAAAGGAACGGATGAACGCCTTTACGAAATGGAAATGAAATTAAAGTTTTTGAACGCTAAGTTGCTTACACTTGCTAAACACGAACCGCTTGACTTAAAGCATTCGGTAGTTAGTGAGCCGGTAAAGGTAATCGAGTCGTTTGATTGGAATACAGTTATAAACAAGTTAAAGTAAAACAAAAGCAAATGGAAAATTTAACACCTGAGCAAGTAGTTGAAAAAATTAATGGACTACTTGACGAAAAAATGGGCGCAAC